ATTTTGTTGGGGAACCCAACGAAGTCCAGCGGGTTTTTCTTTGATACGCATAACCGATTGAAAGATGAGTGGTGGACACGTCGCGTGTCCTGCTATGACTCTAAAAGGGTCAGCGATGCCTATATCAAGGATATGGCGTCAAGGTATGGCGAAGAGTCCAACGCTTTCCGTGTTCGCGTGCTGGGGGAGTTTCCGCGTACCGATGACGATACCTTGATTGGCGTTGAGTTGGTGGACAGCGCTTTTCACCGTGATGTTGAAACGACGGACACGCAAACGGTGTGGGGGTTGGATGTGGCGCGATTTGGAACGGACGCCACGGCGTTGGCAAAGCGCAAAGGTAATGCGGTGACCGAAATACGCAAGTGGCGTGGGTTGGACTTGATGCAGACCACGGGCGCGGTGGTCGCTGAATACGAGGCCATGAAGCCAGAAGACAGACCCGTTGAAATACTTGTCGATTCGATTGGCTTGGGGGCCGGTGTTGTGGACCGCTTGCGCGAATTGAATCTGCCTGCGCGTGGCATCAACGTGGCTGAGTCTCCCGCCATGGGAACGATTTATGTGAACTTGCGTGCCGAGCTATGGGGAAAGATGAAGGCGTGGTTGGAAAAGCGCGATTGCAAGATTCCTAAAGATGAGTCGCTTTTGGCGGAACTTGTCTCGCCGCGTTATTCGTTTAATAGCAACGGGAAGATGAAGCTAGAGAGCAAAGACGAGATGCGGAAACGCGGGATTGGATCACCTGATATGGCTGATGCTTTGGCGTTGACCTTTGCAAGCGATGCAGGAACGGCGTTGTACGGTAAGGCTTACAACTCGCAGTGGGGTAAGCCAATTAAAAGGAATTTGAGAGCAGTTGTTTAATCGAGAGGGGTAGAAATGGCAAAACGAAAAATGCGTAGATCAGAAAGCAAGAAGATGATTTTTGATTATTTGAAGGGGTTGAAGAACCCTGTTAATGCTTGGCATTTGGCGGCAAAGTTTGACATGACCACCAAAAGGATTGATCAACTCATGACCGAGTTGGCGGGAGATGATCTGATTGTGAAGTCCAAGGGGATAAAAGACGTTGAGATACCTTGGAAGAAAGTGATGGTGAACTACTTCGAGGTTAAGGAGCAGTACAAGACCTTTAAGCCGCGTAAGCCTAAAGCACCAGTGCTGTGGCATAACCCATTTGGAATAAGGGCTGCGTGATGGATAGAGAAGACATTATCCGCATGGCGCGGGAGGCTGGATTTGCATCGCCTGATGGCTCATTCATTACTTGGGGCGCAAGCGACGAACAGCTTGAACGCTTCGCTGCCCTCATTGCTGCTGCCGAGCGAAACAAGTTGGCCGCATGGATGATGCGACAAGGCTACGCAACAGGGCACGGCGACACCATGGAGGACTTGCTGAAAGAGCTTGAGTGGCAAATCGCGGAGCGAGAGCGTGAGGCGTGTGCAGTAATTGCAGAGACACCCATTAGTGGCGAGCAAGACGACATCACGATGGAAGCAAAAGATCGAACCGCCGCCGCCATACGAGCAAGGACATGAAAGACTACCTCGCAGGCCAGGCTACCTGGCGCACGCCCGAAGACGACCCGCCGCCACTAGGCGTAAAGATGCTGTTGCTGAATCCTGGCGGCGTGTGCGTCATTGGCACCTGGTCCGAATGGGCGGTTGCCTGGGCGCCACTGCCAAGGGTGCCTCAACACATCAAGGAGGTGTTGACGTGAAAGATTTGACAATTGGCGATGTGATGGGCATTGCCAGAAGAACGGGGTTTGACCAGCACGCAGAAAACCTTTTTATCTTTGCGGCGCAAGTTGAATTTGCCGCAAGCGAACACCGTCTTGATCATTGCATTGCATTGCTTGAAAAACACGGCTACAACGATGCCGCTGACCTTTTAAGGGGTGAGGGATGAATTTGAACGATATGGCGAGAAAAGCCTGGGTCAATGGATTGATTGAGAACTTCCCACGAGGCGAGTACGAAAAATTGCAATGGGAAGTGCTTGAAGAAATGGTGATGGAGCTGGAGTGCCGCACGCGTGAACTTGTACAACTTGCCGAGCTTGAGCGTAAGCGTTGGGGGAAATCATGAGACCTGTAACCATTCTTGTTCCAGCATACAAACCTGAACACCTATACACGACGCTAGCCAGCATCGATGCGCAGACTTATCCGCGCATCAAAGTCATCATTGGCAATCACAGTCCTGATGAAAATGACCACCACATGATTAACGATATGGCGCAGCGTTATGACTTTGAAGTCATTGACACGCACCTTATCTGTCCTGGCGATCAAGTGGCGCATTACGCTTACCTTTGGGAGCAGGCAGATTCCGATTTAGTGCGCTTTGTGTATGACGATGATGTGATTTATCCATCATCAACATCCTACTTGGTTGACTTGGCGGATCATCACCGCGACGCCGTGATGTTTTGGCATCAGCGCCATTGGATTGACGGTGCCGGGCGATTTCTTCGCGCACCAGGATTTATTGATCAAGATGAACTGATGAAGTCATCACGCGAGAATATTTTGCGTTTGATGGCGATGCACAAGAACTTTATTGGAGAGCCTTCGTTTGTGATGATGGATCGCTCCAAGTGCGCATTCACCATGACCTACGCGCCACTTGGCGAGTTGGCGCCAAGGCATTATTTGGGTGATGTGACTTCGTATCTGGAAGCCACGCGCCACGGGCCAGCGGTTGGTGGTGGGGCGCACCTGGGGGCGTTTCGCTTGCACGCGAACCAAGACTCCAACAAGGACAACCCGCGCCACACATTAGGGATGGTGGACTGGGAAATGTTTATGCGCTACGAATACCTTGGCGGCAACATCAATCGCTTAACCGCTGAAGATTGGGGGCGTACAGTTTTGCAAACTTATTGGGCTGAGATGGATCGCAGACCGCAGTTGCGTTTATTTCACTCGCGTTTGTCAGCAGATATGGCGTTTAACAAACTCGCCAGCATGAGCGGATTTCTTCAGGATTACCACGCGTTGCGCATGAATCTTGCGCATTGATGTCCTAATGTGCTAGTGTCTGCCCCCAAATGGGGGTAGTGCCATGAAAGCCAAGCCAGTGTGGGATAAAGCGCGTCCGAAGTCATTGGGCAAAAGCGAGCCTTTATCCAAGAAAGAAAAAGCCAGCGCCAAAGCCATGGCGAAATCCGCTGGAAGGCCATACCCAAACCTTGTTGACAATATGCGTGCTGCAAGGTCCAAGAAATGAGCAAGCAAGTGCGCGATTCAGCAGGGCATTTGTGGCCGCAGATTGTTGGTCGATTGGGTACAACAACATTCTTGGCGGTAGATAACACAAGCCAGCAGTCGCACGCCGCCGGAACCGGAGTAACACTTATGCGTGTGGCGGTTGCCAATACCGATTCTCACATTCACTTTGAGATCGGCACCGATCCAACGGCAACATCAACAAGCAAAATCATGCCAGCACCAAGCGTTGAGTATTTTCGCGTTGAGCCTGGTGAAAAGATTGCGTTTTTGCGCGGCGCGGCATCAAACATTAACGTTTCCATAACGGACATACTGCCATCATGATGAAAAAGACTAAAGCCGAGAAGAAAATCTCCAAAGTCATGCGCGAGTACAAGGCTGGCAAGTTGCATTCTGGTAGCAAGAAAGGTCCAGAAGTGACAAACCCGAAGCAGGCCATAGCCATTGCGCTGTCTGAAGCCGGTAAAGCGAAGAAAAAGTGATGGAATGCCCTATTGAAACCAAAGACCCGGTTGCGAACTTAAAGAATCGCAATTGGGCGTTTGCCAATGTGGGTTACGGTCCTGCTAACCCTGAATTGCCTAACCGTGAATTCTGGAACGCCAAGGCTGAAACGTGGAATACGGACCTGGCGCAAGCCAAGTCGATGCGTTGCGGCAACTGCGCCGCCTTCATCCAAACGCCTGAAATGATTGAGTGCATTACAGGTGGTATGGAGGATGAAAGCGAAGAAGAGAACGGCGAATCATACGAAGAAGGCGAAGGCGAAGAGAACGAAGACTTAGAGATGGCGGTGCAAGATGCCGCCGATCTTGGTTATTGCGAACTATTCCACTTTAAGTGTGCAGCGGCACGCACATGCGACGCCTGGTTAGTTGGCGGACCCATTACATCAATGGCGAACTCACGCCGCCAGCGCGAAGCCGTTGAGTTTCAGCGCGTTAACTTTATGCGTGAGGAAGATTGATGAAAACGCCAGCGTGGCAACGTAAAGAAGGCCAAAGTCCAAGTGGTGGATTGAACGCCAAAGGCCGCGCATCGTACAAAGCAGAAACAGGCGGCACATTGAAAGCGCCTGTGAAGTCTGGAGATAACCCAAGACGCGCCAGCTTTCTTGCGAGAATGGGCAACATGCCCGGTCCAGAATACAAAAATGGCGAACCAACGAGACTTTTGTTAAGCCTAAAGGCTTGGGGTGCATCAAGCAAAGCCGATGCACGAGCAAAAGCCAAAGCCATTAGCGCAAGAAATAAGGGTAAGTAAATGGACGTTGAAATGAACCTTGCCACCGGCATCAAGTCCGGTGAGCCTATGGACGAGACTGAAGTTCAGGCCATTGTTGCGGCTGAACTTGTTGACGCTACCAATTTCATTGACTTGGAGATTGGCAATCTTCGCGCTCGCGCTACGGAATACTACTTTGGCGATCCATTTGGCGATGAAGAAGAGGGGCGCAGCCAGGTTGTATCGATGGATGTGCGCGACACAGTGCAGGCCATTTTGCCAAGCCTCATGCGCATTTTCTTCTCATCAGAGAATGTTGTTCAGTATGTGCCGCGCAACATGGAAGATGCGCCGATGGCAGAGCAGGCCACAGATTATGTGCGCTATATCCTGAACGAAGACAACAATGGCTTTGTGCTGTTTCACTCCATCTTCAAAGACGCTTTGGTGCGCAAGACAGGTGTTTGCAAGTGGTGGGTTGATGAGCACATTGAAATCAAGAATGAAAACTACACGGGCCTTGATGACGCGCAACTATCCTTGATTCTTGGTCAGGAAGGCGTTGAGATGGTGGACTTAATGTCCGCTGAAGACCCTTCAGCACCGCCACCTGTGATTGATCCGTTGACCGGCCAGCAATTGACGCCAACCGTGATGATTCACGACGTAACGGTGAGCCGCAAAGTTATCACCAAGCGTTTTCGTGTCGAAAGCCTGGCACCTGAAGAGTTTATCGTTGACCGTAGAGCGCGGACGCTCGAAGACGCAGACATTGTGGCGCACAGAAAACTTGCCACTGTGTCTGAACTTGTTGCCATGGGGTATGACCAAGAGTTGGTCGAGTCCAATACGGGCGAGGACGAACTCGACACAAACATTGAGCGCATTGCGCGTAATCCTGCACAAATGATGTTTGGCGAATCCGCCAACAATCCTGCGCAACGCCGTGTTCTTTATACCGAAAGTTATATAAGGCTTGACCAAGACGGCGATGGCGTGGCGGAACTTCGCAAGATTTGCACCATGGGACCGTCTTATAAGATCGTTGCCAACGATCCGGCGGATGATGTGCCCTTTGCTTATTTCTGTCCTGATCCTGAGCCTCATACACTTTTTGGCATGTCAACGGCTGATGTGACCATGGACATTCAGCGCATCAAGTCAGTGATTCTGCGCAATATGCTTGATTCATTGGCGCAATCGATTCATCCGCGCACAGGCGTGGTTGAAGGCCAAGTCAATCTTGACGATGTGCTGAATAACGAAAACGGCGCCATCATCAGAATGCGTGCGCCTGGTATGGTTCAGCCGTTCACCACACCATTTGTTGGCGGTCAGGCATTCCCGATGATGGAATACATGGACCAGGTGAAAGAGGCCCGCACTGGCATGTCCAAAGCCTCCATGGGTCTTAACGCCGACGCACTGCAATCGACAACTAAGTTGGCGGTACAAGCTACCGTTCAGGCTGCGCAGCAACACATTGAGTTGATCGCTCGCGTGTTTTCTGAAATCGGCATGAAGCGTTTATTCAAAGGTTTGTTGCGCTTGATTACGCAGCATCAAGACAAGCCACGCGTCATTCGTTTGCGCAATCAGTGGGTTCAGGTTGATCCGCGTGGGTGGGATGCTTCGATGGATGTAAGCGTGAACGTTGGTCTTGGCACTGGCGGCATTGATGAAAAGATTCAATTCTTGCAAGCTATAGCGGGCAAGCAAGAGCAGTTGCTCCAAACGCTTGGCGTCAACAATCCGATTGTGACGGTTGGCCAATATGCCAACACGCTCACCAAGCTAGTAGAGATGGCGGGATACAAAGATTCGACGCAATTTTTCAATCAATTGCCGATGGATTTTTCTCCGCCACCGCAACAGCCGCAGCCCGATCCAACGCAAGCCTTGGCGCAAGTTCAGATTCAATCCATTCAGGCTGACATTCAAAAGAAAGCCGCCGAACTTGCCCTTGAGCGTGAAAAGATGATTCGCGCTGATGATCGTGAGCGTGATCGCATTGCGCAAGATGGCATTTTGAAGCGCCAAGAGATGGAACTTAAGTATCAAGTAAACTTGGCTGCAACGCAAGCCGAAATTGATGCCAAAGTGGCAATGGATCGTGAGCGTTTGCAGATGCAAGCCATTAACCAAGCCCAACAAGCCGTGACAGCGGCGCAACCCATGCAATGACCAACGACGAAAAATTACGCAGAGCGCAGGAAGCAGAACGAATTATCAACTCCACGCTTTATCAGGAAGCGTGGCAGCAAATTAGAGAATCACTGTTTGAGGAATGGACGCACTCGGAAGATGCCAAGCATCGAGAGGCGATCTTTCATGACTTCAAAGCCATGGACCGTCTTCAAACTTACTTTGGAAGCGTGATAACCAGCGGTACGTTGACCCGAATGGCGGCTGATCGCCAACGGAAACTGACCAAAACTTGATGGAGCGCAATAAATGAGTGACAATTTAGCAACCGTTGAAAGCGAAAGCACAACGGGGATGACGGTGGCGCAAGCCGCCAAAGCCTTTGAGTCGATGTTTGCCGAACCCGGAGAACAAACAGAAGCCCAGGCGCAAACGGATGAAGCGCAAGCCGAATCCGATGATGTTGGCGATGTAGAGACAGACGCGGAAGAGCAAGGCGAAGGGTCCGAAGACGTTGAAGCATCGAGCGAGTCAGACGAAGACGCTCAAGAGTCAGAGCAATCCAGCGAGCCACCAAAGTTCACCGTCAAGATTGATGGCAAAGAACAAGAGGTTGAACTCAATGAGTTGATCAACGGCTACCAGCGAACGGCTGACTACACACGCAAAACGCAAGCATTGGCTGAACAGCGCAAGGCCGCTGAAGCCGAGCTGAACGCGGTGCGTGAAGAGCGGCAAACTTACGCTCAATTGCTTACGGCTTTGCAACAGCAAATCCAACAGCAGCAGGAAAACCCGATTGATATGGAAAGTCTATACAGGGACGATCC